AGAAACTTCTGGTTTTAACGATTCTTTTGCTTGCGACATGTCATACCCATCTAGTTTAATATCTTCTTTGTCTATAGTGTATATTAGCGACGACTTTATATATGTCAAGTCGTTGCCAAACATCAAATCACCATCACAATCAATAAAACCTCTAACCCAAACTTTATCGCCTTTTTTAAGTTCATTAATTTTCATTTTGTAATCCTTTCCTCAATCCATGTAATGTATAGACATAATAGAATAAGTAAAATTGAGTCTGCGTCATTGCCGTTTACTTTACCTAAAAATACTATTTCTAACTGTTTCCAAACCCAATCAATGACAATGAAGTGAAAAATATAAGTTAGTATAAAACTAAATTTCCCATTAAACGTTACTCTCATAAAAATTTCAATCCCCCCTCTTCAAAACATAGCTTGGCACTTTATCGCCAACATGGAAAACTTCCGCCTCTGCGTCGTTCAGTAAAAACTTTCCGTATCCAGGGACAGTGATCTCGTTACCATCTTTAGCACTGATATAGCCAACACCGCCGACAGAATCGGCTGTGTAGCGTACTGGCAGTTTGCTGATTTTCTCTTCAAGAATCGCAAGTTTTTGGTTTGTTTTGTTAATTTGATAGACCATAAACGCTGGGACAATCGTCAGATTAATCAGCACGATGCAATCACCGATTTTTTTAAAGACATTCTTTATTTTCATTTCTACACCTCTTTAGCCTACTTTTGCTTTTCCTTCCAACCATTCCCAAATGAGATGAAATTGCCCATTAATTAGCGAGTCATTGTTATAACTATCACAAATCTCTACAATGGAATGGTTAGCCCACAGCCAGTAAGCCTCTGTATTGAATCCAACTTCTTTCATCTTTTGATTACTTTCACGCATCCATTTCGGGACCACTCGTTCAAAAAAATCAATATAATCAATTTTCATAATTGTTCGACCTTCACATAAATACCTACATTATCTGCCCAAAATTTTTCGATAATTTCGCTTGCGACTTGTGCATCATCATGCCAAAAACCTAACTCTGTCATACAATCCTTTGGCAATTTATTGAGATTGTCAGTATCTGGCTTAGTATCTTTGTACTGTCCATTAGATGCTTTTTTTATTTTAGGAAACAACCATTTTATCGTTAATCTAAGTGGACCGCTAAGAGCTTCTTCAGGAGTATATTTCGCAAACCTACTCATGAACATTGCTCGAGCTTCCTTCAGCGAATCCGGTTCATAAAACTGCGGCTTACCATTCACCACACGAACCTTCTTTTGTTGGTGTGTCGTTGTAGGTATTTTTTTCATCGGAATAAAAAATTCAATATTCATATTACTCCCAATCTTCCACACCAGACCATGTACCTGTTTCTGAATTGTATTTAACATAGCCTGCACTTTTTAGTTGAGCAAATGTCCATTCAAGTAAATCAGGCTGTTCGGAAACCCACCTCAACACTTCTGATCGTTCATGATTGTAATCATTACATGGTAATTTATGGTACAAAGGTGGCATGTATTTACCAACCTCTAATTTCTTTGACCTAACTTTTTTACTTCTAAGCATTTTTACCTCATTTCCAATTTGTGTGTTTTATGTGCGCCTTTGTCAAAGATGAGACAAAGGATAAAGGGGCAGGACTTACAGCCCCTTTTCCTTTTCTCTTTGACTTTTGACGAAGGAAAAACAATCCTATTACGACTTTTAAGTCTATACTCTTTTCTTTCGTGAAATTAACTAGTATTTTTCTTGTTTTTCTAAAATTAAACAGAAAAGAAATTAACTAGTATTTTTCTTGTTTTAGAAAAGAAAATAACATAATTTTTCTTTAGAATTCTTCTAGTTATTTTCTTTCTTTTCTGTTTCTTTGTTATCAGAAATTTGGAACACAATACCTTTTTTGACATCGTAACCATCATGTTCTTTGATATAATTTTCAACACTCTTATTTGATTTTAAGTCCAAATATTCACGAATTTCTTGGACTGTAACTGGTGTTGAACCATCGAATAAAGCACTATATGCAGTCTCAAGTTTTTGGTTCCGTTCTTTGAGATTCTCTTCTTTACTTTTCCTAGCCTCTTTTGCTTTTTGCCAAAGAGGTTTGTTATCTTCCAACTGGATGTCAGCTAACACACCGGTTGTATCAACTTCATGAACGGGATAAGTAAACCACATATTGACAGGTTGGAATTTTGCGAATTCACGTAGCGTTCCCTCAACTCTCCAACCTGTACTGATTTCAATAGCGTGTTGGACTTTTTTTATTTCTTGCAAATAGGGTTGTTTAACCATGATATCTGAGATACCTTTGTCAAAATGTTGTTGCATTTGATAGCGGCTTTCTAAGTCATCTAACGTTACTTCCTGTTGATAGTAAGCTAAATTCTTTTCTTTCAAAGCTTTTTGATAAATTTTAGCGGTCGCTTTATCTGATCGTGTTTTAATTAATTCATCGGTCAAATCTAGCTCTACCAAGTCAATTAAAGCGTCAGGATCTCGAGCAAATACTCCTGAACCACTAGCGCGGTCCATGGATTTTTTCCCGCCTTGGCTCCCCTTAGAGTGATGGTGACAGTAAATAACGCTACAGCCAAGCTCGGTAGCCACTTTGTCAAATTGATTGGTAAAGTGTGCCATTTGATCAGCAGAGTTTTCGTCACCAGTCAAAACCTTGTAAATTGGGTCAATAATAACTGCTTGGTAATTCTTTTTAAGACTTCGACGGATTAGCTTTGGTGCTAACTTATCCATTGGCACTGTTTTCCCTCGCAAATTCCAAATGTCGATATTAGCTACATTTGTAGGAGGTAATCCCATCGCTTTGTAAACATCTTTAAAACGGTGAAGTGCAGATGGTCTATCCAATTCAAGATTGACGTATAATACTTTACCTTGTTCGCACTGCCAGCCTAGCCACTTTTTGCCTTCAGCAAGCGCAATAGATAGTCCAATTAACGCAAATGACTTACCTGCTTTAGAAGGACCTGCAATAAGCATCTTGTGTCCTTGTCGCAGCACACCTTTTATCAGTTCTGGTGCTAGTTCAGGAAGATTATCCCATTCATCTGCTAGTCCTTCTGGATCTGGTAAGTCATCGTTTAGATCTTCAATCCATTGATACCACTCCTCGTAATTCGTCTTACCAATGTTGGTGTCAATCAAGAACTGCTTGTGACCATCCCTTGTGATTCCAGGCATACGTGACAACCGACTGGGATTTCGATTTTGAGTGTCGATTTCAAGACCGTTCTTTTTACAGATTTGATAGATATAATCTACACGTTTACGATATTCCTGATAGTCTCTAGCATCAACTTTTACAATAGCGTGTAATGATTTCTTACCACTGTGGGTTAACGTTGCGATGGGTAATTCTAACTCTTTAAAGAGCGCATATTGTTTACCAAGCTGCATCGTGTCAGATTCAACCAGCGCATATCTAAAATCAGTAACATTATCGTTTTTAACTCCGTTACCGTCCAACGGATTGAACCGAATCCAAGCACCTGCCTCCTCTTTGTAGTCTCCGAAAACTGCTCCGATATCATTTGGATTTTTTTGAAGTTCTTGGATTAACTGACCTGCTGTCCTATCGTAAGCACCTTTGGTTGGTTTATAGATAATTTCTCCGTTATCTAAAGTTATAGGGTAAGTCTCTGTGACATATCCTACGCGGTCAGTAGATTCAAAAAGAGTGTCAATGTAAGTAATTAAATCTTGTACTGGATTCCAATTTTTAGGTTCTTGAATTTCTTTTGATTCAACCCAATTCTTATCGATAATCTTGTAATCACGATCAATTGTCGAATCCCAATCTAACTCATGTGATTCATCGTTTGTGCGATATTCTGACACCCATCCATTCTCTTTTGCTAGTTGTGTGATAGTCGCACCAGTAATAGTTCCAAGTCCGTTGCCTTGGAAACTATCCCATTTAGCAAAACATTCTCCTTTTTTATATCTGCTGTCTGATTGAGACCAAGTATCCCAATCCATCGCAGTGTATCCTTCGTGTTTAAGGGCCATTCCTACTTGGACCCATGTTTGATAATCCACCGTGGCAGGATTGATATAATCCAGCAACGGTAGCAAATTAAAATCATTCTCTGCCATGTTTTCCTTTCTTTGTCTGATATAATTAACTAATGAAAGGAGGTTAATTATATGCCTGAAATTAAAGTTACTTTTTCAGATGGTTCTATTGTTATTTTTCATGAAGAACAAAGTTTTCAAAGTGTAGTTAAATCAAATGATGCTATGTCTTTATCAAAAATATATTCATTATGGAACCATGTTCACGATGGATTAGTTCCTAGTTTCTTAGAATTGATTGCTAACTCACAATTTTTCTTCGATTTAGAAAATCCTGGAACTTACTTCTCATCAAATGCGATTGTTAAAATTGAAGTAATTTAATTAATTTTGCTATTTAAGGCATATTCACCGATTTTGTCTTGAATAGCTTTTTTAATTACTTGGCCTAACTCTGTAAGAGATGCAATCTTATTAACATACAAAATGGCATCAGCGTATGTATCAGATTTTTCGATAGCCTCTTTTACAAAATCATTAATAAATTTTTCAATTTGTTCATTCATATTTTCCATTTATTTTGTCTCCTATTCAGGTTGGTATTCTCTAGCTACAATGCCACGAGGTAACCGCCAGCCGTTCGCAGCAATACGATTAATCATGTTTGATGCTACTTCAAATTTCCACATGCCCACATTTTTGAAACCATATCGCTCTAGCATTCGGATTTGTTTTGGTGTTGTTAAGCCGGTCTCTCTCCTCTTGGCTAGTCGTTCTAATAACTTAGTAGCTTTTCCTGCATTTCCAATCTCGTCTGTAAAAATACCAAATTTTTCTAAGGCATTTTTTTGCTTGTCGGATACTGGTGCCATTTCCCATCCAAATTCTGGTACGTAATCCACCAAGTCTTCAGCGTTGATTGACATTTCGAACTGCAATGGATCAACCAACGCTCTTTTGCGTTTGCGCATTTCAGCTAATTGTTTCGCTAAGGCCTCTTCTCGTTCTGCCACGACATCTTTACTAGCTACTTCCTCAGCTTCCAACAATTCAAAAGCTACTTCAGTCTCCTCAGTCATGTTCTCGACCATTTTTTGAGCAACTTCTGGTGTCTTTGCAATCAAATGCGCTGGTCTACATAGCTCGTGACGCTCTGTGTGCCAAAGGAAGTCTAGTAGTAAGAGATTTTCCTTACCTGGCGCTAGACGTGTTCCACGCCCTACCATTTGGCTATAAAGAGCTCTTACTTTTGTAGGTCTTAAAACAACCACACAATCGACTGTTGGACAATCCCATCCTTCTGTTAAAAGCATAGAATTACAAAGAACGTTGTACTTATCTTTGTCAAAATCATCTAATATTTCACCGCGATCTTTAGATTCACCATTGATTTCTGCTGCTTTGAAACCTTTTTGATTTAAAATGTCGCGAAATTTTTGAGAAGTTTTAACTAATGGCAAAAATACAACTGTTTTGCGATTAGAGCATTGCTTAACCATTTCATCAGCAATTTGTTCAAGATATGGATCTAGAGCTGTTCCTATTTCACTCGCTTTGAAGTCGCCAGACTGTTGCCCAACAGATGATAAATCAAGATTTAACGGAATAGTAACTGCTGTTATTTTCGATAAGTATCCTGACTTTATCGCATCAACTAGTGAGTATTCGTAAGCCAAACTATCAAAATATTTACCTAAATTTTGTTTATCCCCCCGGTCAGGTGTTGCCGTCACTCCCAAAACATTACTACTATTAAAGTGTTGAAGCACTCTTTGGTAACCGTCAGAGATGGCATGATGGGCCTCATCAATAATAATTGTGTCAAAATGATTTTCAGGGAATTGTTTCAAACGTTTCTCTCTTTGCATCGTTTGAACGGACCCAACAACAACTCGAAACCACGAACCTAAAGAAGTGTTTTCAGCTTTTTCTACGGCTGTTTTCAGTCCTGTCGCTGTCATCAACTTGTCGCTAGCTTGTTCCAAAAGCTCTGATCTATGAGCTAAAACTAGAACGCGTTCACCTCGTCGTACCCTGTCCTCGATAATTTTCGAAAAGACAATCGTCTTACCACAGCCTGTGGGGAGGACAAGAAGCGTCCTCTTCTTGCCATCTTCCCATTCATGCTGCACTGCCGACCTCGCCTCTTCTTGGTAAGGTCTAAGTTTCATTAAAATCCTCCCCAGTTACCTTGAGCTTGTTGTTGATTTTGCATTGGCTGTTGTTGTGGCGCTTGATTTTGAGTAGGTTGCTGATACTGTTGCTGTGGTGCTGTCTGCTGAACAGATTGTGCTGATTGGTTTGCGTTTAATACTTTTGTCCAGTTCACTTCGTCAGCATAAATCATTGATTTAACATTGTCGTATTCTTTATCAGCGTATTGTCCAGTTCCTTTGCGCTTGTTGATGCGTGCGACACCCTTTGATCCGATAACAGTGTTCCAGTTCATCTTGAGAGGTTCGCCATGTTTCTTTTGACCAATTGCCCCAAAGAAAGCTGATAGCATACCTTCTGTCGAAGTATGTAGGAACAAATTGTGTGTTAATTGAGCGATTCCCTCAGCTGTTTCAATTTGAATTGTGATAATAGCCTTGTTACAAGCAGGCAATTTCCCTGGATTTTGTGCGTTTGGTGTATGACGTGCACGTTCCATGTTCGTAACAGTAAATTGATAGTCTCCCGGCGTCAATGAAACGTATTGTAAGCCATCTTGTGAGATTTCATCATCCCATCCAAGTTCGCGTTCAAAGTTGTTATTAAATTGTTGTGTCATGATATTTCTCCTGTTTTCTATTAAGCTAAAATTGTAATGTTAGTTTGATTAGCAAGTGCTTCTTTTAAGTAGTTAGCAATATTATTGATAGCATCTAAGCGCCACTTTCCTCCGTCTGCTTCGAACAAAGCCATATTAGCAAATTGATTAATGCGGAAAATGAACTCGCTTGAAGGTTGTTCTACTTCAGAAAATGTGCGGTATGGGCGTAATGTAACTGGGTTTGGCGCTTTAGCTTTTGCAAGGCTTGCCACGCCTTGTTTAATTGTGGCAGTTTGACCAATGCCATCATCAACAATTTCTGAACCGTTTTCGATTTTTAATGCACTAGCAAATTCAATAACTGTGTTACGATCGTCAGCATTAACGAATAATGACTGCAGACTAATATTAAAGTCTGAAGGGGATTCGTAGCGACCAAATTGAACATTTGGAATAATTGCTTCCACAGTTACTAAAACATTTCGATTAAGTTCATCATCGTCTTCTTCACAAACAATAACTTCACGAGGGCCTTCTACAATGACCATAAGACGCTTGGAATTAATATTGTTCATATCTGATTTAAGATAATCAATCAAACTGTCAAGCGTGTTTAAAATTAAGTTTTTTGGATAATGTCTAGTTTTGAGTTCGACCAAAGAATATTTGTTGCGATCATAATACTCTTTGCCATCATTACCCAATATAGTCTCAGGCCTGTGGTGAGCTGTATTTACTGCATACTCCAAAGCTTCTTTAATATTTTCTGACATATTAGTTACCTACTTTCTTTTGTTTATTAAAATCAATGACATCTTCGTTAATGCCTCTTTCAAGGTCATCAATCGGCTGCCCAATATCTGTTCGTAAAATTGCTTCTTCATCAAAATATGTTTGACCAGGGATTTTGCTTTTAAGTTCATTAGCATACACTTTGCCATCTTTTTGACCGACAAGCACAGTGGTGGCTACACCTGTTTGTGGTGCCAATGTTGACTTAACTTCCATTGATGTACTAACAACCTCTCGTGTTTCGTCAGAAGTCATTGTTAGTGTGATGGTTAATTTCCGTTTTGTCTTAATATCAGTGTTAGGATCTAGAATATTATCAAACACTTTTTCAAGTTCCTTATCTACCTTTTCTTGTAGACCACCTTCACCAATCGCTGACAAATTTAATTTGATTGTTTTATCCATTCTTTGTTATACCTCGCTATTATTTTTAATTCCCAAAAACTACGCCCCCTCCACAGTAAAGGGTATATCTGCAGATTCTCTTACTTGTGTCTTGATCACATCGAGAGTCGCATTCCAGTTCGCTACAATCATATTCCAATAATCAGATGGGAAGTTTTCGATTGGCGTACCCATTGGGAAGTGCCCTCGAATGTAAGCTACTTTTACCAACTCATCCGCTGTCACGTTCTCAGGTACCATCAAATCTTTGATAGCTTGTGGCAAAGTTTCTGGTAAGGATACTTGGGGATTACTTGTTGCCAATTGATCATTTACTGTCGGCTGTGACGTTTGTTGAATTGTTTCCATTTTGGAAATAGTTGGTTGAGAAATATTGTCGTTTTCTGTGGCAGTCACACTGTTAAATATATGTGCGATACCAGCATAATCAAGTGGCATTTCATCAGGCAGTCCATGTCTATTTTTAGCATCCCACGCTGGATGGTGTTGAGTATATAGAACTCGAGCACCCCCTGTTGCTTTTTTCTTTTTAGTTTCACTTGTCATTACGACTGTTTTGTAATTCGCAAACAAAACCATATCAGACCATTCTTTGACCAAAGGAGCTGTTTGAGAGCTAGTCTTTTTACCAAGCTTCAGCTCCCAACGATCATAAGCTCCCATCTCGTCTGGTTGTTCAAATTTACGCATTTGAGCATGCGCAGTGAGAACCACATTGATACCAACCTCTATTAAATCTTGAAGCATATTGAGAAAACGACCGACTTCTTCCTTTGTGTATGTATAACCATTTCCCCAACCGAAATCTTCAATGCCCTTTTTACCATGCTGGGCGCAGACATCTTCAACAATTAGGCTTTCTGCCCAGTCAATAGTATCAATGACTAATGTTTTGCAACTGGTAGGATTGGCTTTAACCCAAGCGATTTGATTTTTTAACATAGTGTAGCTTGCTGGCTTATCCATGCGAGCTACATCCATATTATCTGTTGATCCTTCTGTATCAATAAATAACGGTTCAGGAAATTGAGCCGCAAAGCTAGACTTACCAATCCCTTCTGGGCCATAAATGATAACACGTTGAGCCCTTGCACGTTTTCCTCTTGTGATTTGCATTAATCTTCCTCCGTATTAATATTCAATATATATTTAGTAGTTACTTTTCCATCAGATGTTTTTGTGTTAATTATTTCAAGCAACATATCATTATTATTTTTGGGATTTATTAATTTCATAGAAATGAGCAGAAACAACTCTCCCCACATCTGTTTTTCTTTAGGTAATGAATAGATAAAACTTGTAATCTGTCTATTCATTTTTCACTCCCTTCTAAAAATTCCAAGTTTTGGATTGAACCATCGATTGATGTTTTTCATTCTCGATTGAGTAGCCATCTTCGATAATGATTGCACATTCCTCACCAGTAGATACTCTAGTAGCAATAGCTTGAAGTCCTTCTTGTTCTAACCATTGACTAAATTGTGCAAGTGTGATGTTGTCCATCTGCTCAAGTTTGTCGATTAAGACAAAGCCACATTCCGGTTTCAATTTGCGTACAATAGCTGTGGCAACCATAAGTTGTTGACTACCTGACATGTTGTCCCACTCTTGACCGAGATATAATAACTTACCATCATCGACTGATAGCCCATCAAGTGGTAAGTCTGCATTAGTTAATAAGTCACGTTTTTCTTTACGAACAGAATCAATTTGTCCAGTCAATTCATTGTATTTTTCACGATGTTGTTTTGCATCTTCTTCCGCTTTTTCTTTATCGAGATTAGCTCTAACTTTACGATTGATTTCATCAATTTGAGCAATGTTTTCTTCGATTTCTGCAGTTGATTCATCATGCAAATCCATAGCGTTAGTATTTGCAATTTTTAAGTCTTCACTTAATTTATTTGTCTTAGCTTCAGCTTCAGCAAGTAACTTTCTTAAACGATCAACTTCTAAGTTGGATTGTTCGTAATCATAACGAATACGCTCAACATTTTGACGCTTGGCTGCATTATCTCCATTTTTTGCTAAGATGGTTTGTTGTTGTTGGATAAGTTCCGATATGGAAATAAGTTGCTTAGGCGCGTCTGGATAACATGTCATCTCTTTTGCAAATTTTTCTTTTTGATCAGCAATTACACCAATCGTATGCCTCTGATTGTAGATTTCTTTTTCTTTTAATTCCAGCTCAGCCAGTTGATTACCAACGCCGATAATTTCAAGCAAAACATCTGCTTTTTCTTTAGGTGTTCCATCCATAAATTTAGGCAAGTTAATAGCTAATTCTTCTACAAAACTATCTAATAATTGTTGCCCACCTTTTTGACCGTCAGGGTCAATGACTTTAAGACTAGCGTTTTTTCCTTTTCGCTCAACGATAAGTCCATTTGACATCGTTATTTTTAGCGTAGGCGGTACTTGTGAACCATCTCTCATCGCTTGACTAGGCTTATACTTATTACCACCCAATGCCCAAGCGATTGAATCTAAAACACTCGTCTTCCCTTGGTTATTGTTACCTCCAATAATTGTTAAACCCTTTGCAGACGGTTCAACCTTAACGGCTTTTATTCGCTTAACATTTTCTATTTCTAGTTTGTTAATTGTTACCATTGTTGAAATCCTCGTTTCCTATAGTAAATTTAAAAACTTCAATTGTTTTTGTTTCTGCTGTTAGTTCACTATTTTCTAAAGCATAGCCCAACAAAGCGTTAGTTAGACTTGTTAGGGTATAACCACATTTATCTGCAATTTCAGCAATTTCGTTATAAATCTCTATATCACATCCGATACGTCCGTAGCCATTTTGTTGAGCTCCAATTTTTGTTTTTGCTATTCTTGTCATTTGTTCCAGGCCTCCTTAATTTCTCGTTGATCTTTCTCATCCAGTTCAGCAATGCACCTATCGAGCGTAGTTTGCAAAATATATCTATTTTTTATGATGATATCTAATAATTTTGCTTTTTTGATTGCAATATCTGAATCTGCTTCATATCACTGTATTTCCTAAGTTGTGTCTTTTGTTATATGCGTCACGACTTTTCTGCCATCCGTTTTTTTCAATAGTCCAATCAGGACGGTTTTTTTGTTTTGGTTTTGCAAAAATAAAGTCAAATAATTTAATAAAGTCAAATAATTTCATGTTATACTCCTGTTTTCATGTAATTTTTGTGATACCACTCAATGACTAAATCTCGTGGGTATTTTTCCCTTCCACCTGTTTCGATACGTGGAAAATTTTTGTGGCTATTAAATCTTGCATCAAATGTTGTTGGATCAACTCCAAACATCTTACTTACTTGCTTTTTATTGAGCTCTAGTGGATAAATTTCTGTTTCGTGATTGATCATTTTCATGACTTTGATTTTGCGCTCTATCAGCCCTGCCTCAAATTCATCTAGCATTTGTAATAATCTGCTATCCATGATAAAATTACCTCATAAATGTTATTGTTTAGTCCGATTCCCGTCGGACTTTTTTTGATATAATCATCTCGAGAGGAGGTGATTATATGAAACGATATATTATCGAACAACTAGCAAATGAAACTGATACCATTACAATCATGTTCACAAATGGTAAGCAACACACATTCTGCCAAGTTGCAAATGAGTGCCCTGATAATCCAAATATTATTGAACTGAAACTATCAGACGCTCAATACATCGTTTTGGTCAATCTCGACCAAGTCACGTACATAAGTCACCATAGTTGATTACAATTCTGTTAACGACTTATACGCCTTTAAAAGCTCTGCGACTGCTGCAACAGACGCGGGGTCTTTTTTATCTGCAACGTCTAAGACACTGTTTACATAAACAGAAGACTTCGTCCTTACTATTTTTATTTCTTCTGAAAATTTTGTCACCATATTGATTTTCTCCTTTTGTAGTTTTGCTCAAATATACTGTTAATCTTGCAAAGTTAATACTTAGCTCATCATACTTTGCAGCTCTCGAAATGGTTCGACACTATCACGAGTAGCTTCAACAATCTGACGACTAAAATCAGATAGCTCTTCTTTAGACATCGGTCTCAAACTGATGTCTTTTGTTTTTCCATTTTTCTTTCCGCTATACGGATATCGTTTTGGTCTCATGTGGTTTTCCTTTCTATCTGTTTAGTTCCCTCTCCGTGATATAATAAATCTATCATTACGGAAAGGAGGATAAGTTATGCAACGTCAATACGTTTCATCTAGTAACGTCCGAAGTGTTGGTTGGGAAAATAACACTTTGGAAGTTGAGTTTAATAATGGTTCTATTTACCATTATCACAATGTAAGCCAAACGGAATACCGTTCTGTTCTGGTTGGGTCTGTTGGCTCAAATATCCATAGATTAGCTAAGATACACACTTATACACGTATTGTCTAATCTAGCAGAGTTCCACTCACTGGGTGGAACTCTTTTGTTTCCACCAGCTGAATACCATCCACCGTGATAATAATCTTGCTATGTAAACACGTCTTTGCTAGAAATTCCGATCCAACTTCTAGTTGTTTGATTAAATCTTCTGGCATATTTTTCTCCCTTCGTTAGTTTCGTTCTCTTTAGTGAACACTATCTGTAAAAAAAATTCCTATTTGATCTTTTGAAAATCCTAAGATGTGAACTACTTTCGCCAATTCGTCAGCATCAAATGAAACAATTCCATTTTCACGTTTCGCATAACGTGCCCTATCAGACCAACCCATCTGCTCAGCCATATAGTCTTGGGTATAACCTTTTGCTATTCTTTCGGCTTTAACTCGTAAATAGTCAACTCCCATAAAAATCCTCCTCTCATTGTATTGCGATTTGTTCTCTCAAGTGAACAATTTTAGTTTACAACTTTTGTTCTTTATTGTCAACAAATAAATCAAAAAAAGTTTAAAAAGTTTTTTCAGGGGTTTTTGTTGTGCTTTTTAGGGAACGGTGGTATAATTCTTTTAAGGAGTGAAATATGCGAACTAATGAAGAAATCATCACAATTATTGATGAACTAAGAAAAGAAAAGAGGCTATCTATCAGCGAGTTAGCAAGACAGGTAGGGATGGCTAAGTCTGGACTATCAAGATATTTCAATAGGACAAGGGGATTCCCCCTTGATAGAGCGAACGATTTCGCTAAAGTTCTAGGAGTAACTCCTGAATTTTTACTAGGGGTACAACCTATTAATAGCGAAGATAAAATCACTACGACAGAAATATCTAATCAACCTGAAATCGTTTCTATATATGAAAAACTAGAACAACCTAGACAAGAAAAAGTCCTCAACTTCGCTAACGAACAATTAGAAGAACAAAATAAAGTTGTTTCTATGTTCGATAAAAAGCTTGAGGAAGAGGATTATATCAATGATTATGTCGAGGGTCTTGTTGCGGCAGGTAACGGTACTTTTCAAGAAGACAACCTACATATGGAAGTTAGATTGCGTGCTAGTGATGTTCCTGAAGAATATGATACTATTGCAAAAGTAGCTGGCGATTCAATGGAACCACTTATTCAAGACAACGATTTGCTATTCATTAAGGTATCTAGTCAAGTCTATATGAATGATATAGGGATATTCCAAGTCAATGGAAAAAACTTTGTAAAAAAACTCAAACGTGATTATGACGGCGCTTGGTACTTGCAAAGTTTAAATAAGAGTTATGAGGAAATTTATCTTTCAGAGAACGACGACATCCGCACGATCGGGGAAGTCGTAGATATTTACAGGAAGAGTTGATATGAAAAGAATACTTAAATCAGGAGTTATTTTATTAGCAGCATTATTTTTGGTTTCATGCACTAAAAATAACACGGATACTCAAAAGCCTAAAGAAGTAAAATCTTCAACGATCAAAGCTAAAAAAGACAACGCTTCCCCAAAAAAAGATAAAGATTATCCTGTATTGATAGAGTTTGCCCAAACGGTACAAAAGTGGCTAAACTACCCTAAAAACGTGGGAGCGACATCAGTTATAGATGCTAAAGGCGAAAAACTTATAGTTACTATAGATGCCGAGCTTTCTAATACGTCGGAAGATGGACTTTTGCAGGTAGCTAAAAAAGTTCAAGAAATCAGGGATAACGTGCATGAGACTTATACAACAACAAACGAAAATCTCAAACCCCCTTTACTGGTAATAAAAGATAAGACCAATAAAGCTTATGTTACAGAAAGTGAAGATGGAACGCTTACTGTAGACAAATAAAAAAAGCCCCACGCTCAAATTTTGGTAGAGGAGAGCGTGAGGCAAAATCGTATAAGAAAAAAGCATTAAAAGGCTCGTTTTCTTATACCCATTTTAACATAGAAATGAGGTATTTTACAATGGCGAAATTTAGAAAGCGTGGGAGTAAATGGTCTTACCGTATTTACTACACAGATACTCAAGGTGAAAAGAGAGAAAAAACCAAAGGTGGTTTCAAGACAAAAGCTTTGGCTACTGCAGCCGCAATCAAAGCCGAAGCTGAACTAAATAAAGATATTAATATTGATGATATGTCACTTTATGATTTTTGCAAGGATTGGGCAGAAATTTACAAACGCCCACACGTCGTCGATAAAACTTGGGAAACTTACACTAAAAACCTTAAGCATATCAAAAAATATTTTGGTAACATAAAACTTACCAAAGTGACACACACCTTTTACCAAATGAAAATAAACGAATTCGCAAGTAAATATGCCCAAGAGACGCTTGAAAAATTTCACTATCAAATTAAAGGAGCTGTTAATGTTGCCGTTCGCGATGGTTTGATTAAGACAAATTTTGCTGAAGGTGCGATTGTAAAATCTCAAAAAGAAGCTAGAGCAAAAGAGTTTGATTTCCTTGAAGAAGATGAATATCTTAATCTAATCAAAGTCACTTACGAGAAATACCAGTATGTTTCCTATTTTACTTTATACATCATAGCAGTAACTGGATTGCGATTTGCTGAGGCAACCGGAATAACTTGGGGAGACATAGACTTTGAGAAGGGGTTTATAGATATTAATAAATCGTTTGATTATTCAAAAACTCAGCAATTCAAAGAAACAAAAAACGAGCAATCAAAAAGACAAATTCCTATTGATCGACAGACTATAAAGTTACTCAAAGAGTTTAAAGAAAACTATTATAAAGAAAATAGACTAAATAGGGTGCTCTACGGAGCTTCTAACTCCCTATGCAATAGATTAGTTAAAAAAATCGTTGGACGACCTGTGCGCAATCACTCTCTACGTCATACTTACGCATCTTTTTTGATTTTAAAGGGCGTTGACTTGATATCTATATCTCAGTTACTCGGGCACGAGAATTTGAATATTACGCTTAAGGTATATGCTCATCAGCTAGATAAACTCAAAGAGAAAAACAATCAGGCGATAAAAAACATCTTCGGAAATTTGACCGATTTTTGA